GGTTGGGATCGCAGAAAAAAGCAAGATTTTTTAACACAAGCGCAGATTGTTCTTTACAAATATTATTGGGCAACTAAAAACAATATCCCGTTAAAGGACGTCGGTTGTGGGTTTGTTTTGTTGAAACGAGGTGGAAAACCTGGAAATATGTGTGACTTATTAAAGATATCTGCCGGCCCAAAAATGATTGATAAAGCTAGAAGGGTGGTGGGTAATATGACGTCAATAGTTCGCAAAGGTCTATTTTTAAAAAACAGAGAATCGTGTAGGTTCTGTGAATATTATCAAACTCAATATTGTAAATGATTTAAGGAGCTGATGAATGAAGAATACGGTTGGAGTTGTGGGACAAGGATTTGTAGGATCAGCCATAAGGGTTGGCCTAAAAGATTTTTACAACGTTTTTACCTATGATTTACAGGAAAAACTGAGAAACTGTGATTCGTTATGTGAGTTAGTGGATAAAAGCAAGTTTATTTTTGTTTGTTTACCTACTCCTATGAAGTCTGACGGAAGTTGTTTTACTAAAATTGTAGAGGATACTGTTTTATCTATTAATGAGATATGTCAATCCAACAATTATGATAACAGGATCGTGATTATTAAATCGACGGTCCCACCCGGAACTACGGATAAGCTGGATAGTGAATGTGATGCATTGACGGTTGTTTTTAGTCCGGAATTTCTTACTGAAGCTAATTCATATGATGATTTTAAAAATCAGTCAAGAATAATTATTGGTGGATCCCGTCCGGCATCTTCATATGTGAAAACTCTATTTAGAAAAGCATTTCCTACCACCCCTATTGTGAAGACAAATGCCACCCACGCTGAAATGGTGAAGTACTTTATTAACTGTTTTCTTTCAGTGAAAGTTTCATATGCAAATGAAATTTATCAAATATGTGAGAAACTTGGCGTTGATTATGATAAGGTTATTGAGTATGCTCTTTATGATAAGCGAATAGGTCAGTCTCATCTTACCGTCCCAGGACCGGATGGAGATTTTGGTTTTGGGGGACATTGTTTTCCCAAAGACTTAAATGCAATGATTAATGTAATGATTAATCATGATATTAGACCGACTCTTTTAACAGCTACTAATGATAAAAATGATGAAGTTCGTTTAAACAGAGACTGGGAGTCCATGGGTGGTCGTGCGGTTTTAAAAGATTAGAAATCTATCCATGTTTCAATAGTTTATTAACTCTCTTATAAGAAATAATAAAATAGTTTTATGAATAAAAAAAAGAAAAAGGTATTGATTTTATCAGATCATGCTTTGTGCACTTCAGGCGTTGGGGTTCAAACTAGGCATTTAGTTGAAGGTTTGTTGAAATTTTATCCCGGGGAGTGGACATTTCGACAGTTCGGTGCTGCAATCAAACATAGCAACTATGATGCAGTTACGGTAAACGATGATTTCATTATTAAGCCCATCGATGGGTTTGGGGATGTTCATTTACTACGTACAACCCTGGCAACCGAGCGCCCGGATGTTTTAATGCTTTTTACTGATCCTAGGTTTTTTATCTGGTTGTTTGAAATGGAAGATGAAATTCATGAAATGTGTCCCATTGTATGGTGGCATGTTTGGGATAATTATCCAATTCCAATATACAATAATACATTATATGAAGCAACCGATTTGATTAATTGCCACTCTTATCTTACATATGAAATGTGCAAAGAGAATTTCCCGGAAAAGGCTAATTTTGTGCCCCATGCCTTACCTGAAGACATGTTTTATCCTTTAGCGCTTAATGAGATACAACAAATGAAGGAACAATTGATTGGTGCAGAGAGGGCTGATCACTTTACGGTGTTGTGGATTAATAGAAATGCTCGTCGTAAACGTCCTAATGATCTTCTTTTAAGTTGGTCTATGTTTATGAAGTCTTTGAAAGAAAAACATGGTCATCAAAAAGCTTCTTTAATTTTACATACTGATCCCGTGGATGGCGAAGGGCCCCAATTATTTGCCACATGCGATTTTTTAAATATTCGGGATAGTATCATTTTTTCAACGGAGCGTGTCGGGTTTGATCATATGAATGTTATGCATAATATTTCCGATTGCACGATTAATATTAGTTATGCAGAAGGATTTGGGCTGGCAACTCTAGAGGCAATGCAAACTGGGACGCCTATTATAGCTCTTAAGACCGGTGGGATGACAAGGCAGGTTGTAGATCACCGTGATGGTAGTGAGAATGGAGTTGCATTACCTGTTGAGTTTCAAAGCCTGGTGGGTTCCCAGACAGTTCCATTTATTTATGAAGACTATTGTTCCGTTGAGACAACTGCAGCTGCTTTAATGAAGATGTATGAGATGGGACCAGAAAATCGAAAGACATTAGGGGAAAAATGTAGAGAATATGTCATGAGTGAGTATTCTTATAAGGGAACTATCGATTTATGGCATGATACCATGGAGAGGACCGTAAAAGAGTGGAAAAAAACATATCAACCCTATAAGTGTATAACGGTTTAATGACATGAAAAAAAAAGTAATTATCCGAGCTCCGTTATTGAGTTATTCTGGTTATGGAACTCACGCTAGACAGATTTTTAGGTGGTTGTTGTCACGTACGGATATAGAAGTTAGTACACAGGTGGTACCATGGGGATGTACGTCCTGGATGATTAATCCGGAGACAGAGGGTGGGCTAGCTGGAGAAATAATGAAAAGATCTGTCGCAGAACGTCCATCGGATATTGATGTATCAATTCAGCTACAACTACCCAATGAATGGGATCCCACTCTAGCTGCTGTAAATGTTGGCCTTTCCGCGGTGGTAGAAACTGATATATGCAATCCATCATGGGTGGAGTGCTGTAATAAAATGACGGCAATCATTGTACCGTCAAATCACGCTAAATCAGTTATTAATAAATCGGAAGAATGCAAGGTACCGTTGCATGTAGTTCCTGAATGTTATTATTCTGAAATAGCTGCAGAAAATATCGATTCATTTGATCTGGAGCTTGATACTGATTTTAATTTTCTAGTTTTTGGTCAATTCACAGGAAATGATCCCCACACTGATCGAAAAAATTTATTTAATACTATCAAACTACTTTGTGATACATTTCGTGATGATGACAATGTGGGTATTGTTTTAAAGACGAATTCCGGAAAAAATACGACTGTTGATCGTGCAATAACTGAAAAAATACTTCGACAGTTAGTAAAAGAAGTACGGAAGGGTAGTTTTCCTAAAATCCATTTATTGCATGGTCGATTGACTCAAAAACAGGTGGCATCATTATATAGACACCCTAAAATTAAAGCATTGGTATCTCTTACCCGTGGGGAGGGATATGGCTTGCCTCTATTGGAAGCCGCCGCTTCTGGCTTACCTATATTAGCAACAAATTGGTCAGGTCATCTAGATTTTCTTAAACATGGTAAATTTATTCCCATAAATTATCAGTTGCGACCTATTCCTAAATCCAGGATTGATGGATCAATATTTATTGAAGGAGCCCGATGGGCCGAGCCCTCCGAAGAACATGCGTGTCAACGTTTACGTAAATTTCATAAATCATCACTAATTCCCAAAAAGTGGGCAATGGAACTTAAAGACAAAATCATTCCCCTATATAGTCAGGATGCGATTAATGGATTATACAACAACGTACTGGACAAATATTTAATATGAGCATCGCCGCCGGAATTTCAATCGTCATATTATTGATTTTATTAGCCATCAGTCTTTATTATCTTATTAAATTTGGACTTATAATTTTAGAAATTCAAGATGCAGTTGAAGAAGCAATAAATGTGTTAGATGATCGCTATGATTCTATGAATGATGTAATACAAACACCACTTTTTTATGACAGTCCAGAAGTTAGAAAAGTATTAAGGGATATTCGGTTAAGCAGAGAGGCAGTACTTGAAATTGCGTATGCATTATCTGCTATCGATAAAAACTCTGAGGAAGTAATTCCGCCTTCAGAAGAAGAGGGCACTATATTATGAAAGGAAAAAAGAGAAAAATTAAAAGACGAAAGTCCGGTGTAAGGCTTTATTTCAATGAAGAGACGCAGGAAAGTATCCAGCTCTATCAACTATCTGAATGTGAAGATGAAAAGAAGCGCTTGTATGTTGAAAAAGTATATCCAGCGTTTGATAAATTAGCTGAAAATTTAATTTTTGTATATGGGTTCATCACGCCTCAGGACGATTATTTATGTTTGAAAAGTGATTGTACTACTTTTTTATATGAGACTATTAATAAATGGGATTCTTCTCGAGGCACCAAAGCATTTTCGTACTTTAATGTAGTTGCAAAAAACTGGTTAATTATGAATTCTCGCAAGTCTAAAAAACAATCATCTAGGACTGTTAGTTTAAGTGATATATCTAATTTAAGTGTAGCAGATAAACGGTGTTTGGCTAATTATGATTTTATTCCAGCGCCTGACGATATCTTGATTCGTAGAAATTTACATAATGAAATATTAGAGCTTTTATATTGCATAAAAAAAAGAGTCAATGGACATAAAGAAAAAATATGTATTGATGCGATAATCGCTGTTTTTAAAAATGTGGAAGATCTAGACTTTTTGAATAAACGTGCTGTTTTTATTTATGTGAGAGAGATATCCGGATTAAATCCTAAACAATTATCCGTAGCGATGTCTTCCATTCGAAAGCATTATAAGGAATTAATCAAAAATCGAAATGATAAAGCATTGAAGGAATTGATATGAGTACAACCAACATAGAAAAACTAATAGACAAACACCACAATATTCAATCAAAAGTAGAGGGTTTTGGTGATGTATTAAATATTCTAGAAAATACACACGATAAAAAGAAAATGTTGTGGAAAGAGATATACCAGAATGCTATTACTGATAGGGAAAATGCTAGTATATTATTTACTGATGCATTTAAGCAAATGTCAGCTGGTACTACTGAGCACATTACGTTGGGTCCAACATTATCTAAATATCTTGAAAGAATGTGTAAATCAAATGAACAAATATTACGTTTGGCCGAATTGATTGCCAAAGCAGAAGAGCGCTCGGCCAGTCTCGACACCGATCAGCTTTTTGAAGAGATAAGTAACTGATAATAAATGTTGTTAGAGGAATGGTGTAAAAAATGAGTGCAGGAGATTTTATAGACGGCCAAACCCTCGATGCATCAGGGATGGGCGAAATAAATGATGAACAAACCCGCAGAATGAGTAGAAAAGTGGGTAATATGCCTGTGTTGTTACAAGCTGTTGTGGTTGACGTGCTATATGATCCTGCTGTACTTACTGAAGAGCAGTTATATAAAGCTAGTTTTTGTAAGAACTCTAAGTACCTTTCGACAATCCCTCGCAATACTCTTATCGTTCGTTTAGTGCAGGGCGGTGCCGGTAAAAAAAATAAAAGTTCATGGTTATCCTATCCTCTTTTTCCTCCTCATTTGTGTATGCCAATTAAACCGACTGAGACTGTTTGGTTGATTGATCCAATGCCTGGTCAAAACTCGGACATGAAATATTGGGTATGTCGTAAACCGGCTCCGGATTTTGTTGATGATTTAAATTTAACTGCAAATGATAGAACTGTAGCTGACTCTTCTCAGAAGTCGGATAAGGCCCCTACAAATGCTGCGGGTGTTCCTACCCCAGGTTTTCCTAACGGGACCGGAGATGGTGAGGGATACACTCTAAATCCACCATGGGCATATGAAGAATACTATATGACTTCTACTGCTATGCATGCATGCACGCTCGAGTCAGTTCCTCGTTTTATTAATCGCCCTTCTGACATGACATTGCAAGGGTCAAATAATACACTAATATGCCTTGGCGAGGATAGGGGATATACGGTTGACAATCGTCCCCTAGATTCTCCGGCGGATCCTGAAAGTACAAGTGCAAACAAAAGTAATGCCAACACAAACCCTAGCGGTGATGCAGAGGCCGGCAATTTTCAACCTTTTAACGTGGCTTCCGAGCCGCAGTATCGTGGAACTATCGATATTGTAGTTGGAAGAGGGCAATCAGTTGGGACTGAGCCACAGAAGATTGAAAACGCATGGATGAATGAGGAGGTGGTTAAGAATTATGCAAATTTTGGGGGAAACTCTGATGTAAAAAACAACCGTTATATATTACCTGCTGAGGGCGATCCCGATTTTATTGATGACCTGAGTCGAGTATATATTTCCATGAAAACTTCCGGAGACAAGAACCTAGGGTTGGAATATCCTGGCTTTGTTGGGACACCCATCGACGATAAACCGTATGTGATTGTTAAGTCGGAGGAGGTGCGATTGGTTGCCCGTGAGAACATCCGCCTAGTAGCTCCGGTTTGTGGTATCGTTGCTGATGCTACCGTAGGGGTCGAGGCCCCCACAATTATAATTGGATCCGGTTCCCCCTCTCAAACATTTATCGGTGACGGTGCAGTCGAGCCTCTCGTGTTGGGGATCCAACTTCTTAATGAGCTCACTGCAAGGATTGCTGAAATTGATTCATTCATAAAGGCATTTAATGAGCACACCCACACAAATTCAGCAGGAGCAACAGTGCCTAAGAATGAGGCTGATGTGGTCACTATTACGCCCTTAACGACAGTCTGGCATAGCATCGTCGGTTTCATCAAATAATGAGGAAATAATGGCAAATGAAGAATCGTTGACGAATCAGTTACGCATGGTCCTGGACCCAACACATAAAGATTTCAAAGGCATGCCTCCCGATGCTGCTACTACACAAAAAAACTGGACAACGGCACTCAAGACCGGCGTTTTAGATTTCATGACACCGTCAAACGCTACTGGTCTAGGAAGTTTGGGGTACACAGAGGAATTAAAGAAAATAGATGATGCTTTACCGGTAACAGTGTTCGGTCCTACACCGGGGTTACAGGCTGCATTGAGTAAAGCTCTAAATGATTTTCGTGATGAAGTAAAAATCCAGACTGAACTAATGTCAAATCCTGCTATCAAACTTCTGTGGCACAGTATCATTGTAATTAAGCCTCAACCCGATATTAATATTGAAATTGACGTTCCGATGCCTACGTCTCCTCCATATTTTACAAAGGAACAGGGATACGAGACCCAAAAAGAGTTTGCGGAAGTGTTAGCGTCTACAATTGAGTCATGGTTAACTACGGGAATATTTACACCCTATTGGCCTCCGGGTTCATTAATTCCTCCCATTCCTACACCCTCTACCGGGGTTCCATGGGGGGCAGAAGGAGATCAGCCTCCAAAGGATACGGATGAGGATGGGACCCCGGATGATGAAGATACAGAGCCCGAAAATCCGGATGTACAATAATCTATTTTCCTAAATTGATTATTCTGGTTATTATTTCTCATCTTAAGCAACCCTGTTGTTTTTGATAGTCATATTTAAAATTATGATATAGTTTGAGGTGCGTGTTTTAATGTCAGATTTACATAAACAAACTTATAAAACATATGACTTTAAAAGTGTCGGCATAACTCAGAAAGAGATTGATCAATTAACTAAGAATAAACTAGCCGATATTCCAGTCGGCATAAAGACACCCATGACTTTTGGTTTATCTAATGATTGGTTATTGTCTATGCACGTGTCTCTTCCGGATCAATTAACGGATAATCTTAAAAACATGTTAATGACTAATCACGGAGAAAGAGTAGGCCTATATAATTTTGGGGCCAATTTGAGACCATTAACTTTTGAATTGGGAACAGCGGAGGTTGATGAGGAGGCAATGAAACGAATAAAAGAAACGACCAGTCGTTATATGCCCTTTGTTCAATTAAAAGAATTCAGTCCCTTTATTAATTTTAACGACAATAAAGAAGTGGCAAAGGTGGGTTTTGATATTACATTTGATATGTCAGCATTAGATGTTTATAATAAACTCATGAAAGTCACCCTATTTGTTGCAGGATGATAAGATGGCAATAGATATTAAGAAAAAATTAAAAAAAGAATCCAGTAGGTCATATCTTTCAAAGGATTTTAATAGTTTTAGAGCTGAGTTATTGCAATATGCTCGGACATATTTCTCAACTCATATTCAAGATTTTTCTGAAGGTGGTGTTGGTGGACTGTTTTTAGACATGTCCGCATTTGTTGGCGATAGTTTATGTTTTTATCTAGATCATCAATTTAATGAATTAAATCCTCTAACTGCTGTTGAACCCGCTAACATAGTCCAGCATCTTATTAATGCTGGGGTTCCCATAGCCGGAGCTTCTCCGGCTGTTGTAAGTATTACATTTCATATTGAGGTAACTTTTGAAATGACGTCCACTGGAGAACGTCGTCCTGGTAGAAGTATGCTTCCCGTAATAGGCGCAGGCACTATATTACTGGGTGATAATGGAATTGCTTTTAATTTAGTCGAAGATGTCGATTTCTCTAAAACAAATGCGGAGGATGAATTACTTGCTGCAGTTTCTATTTTTGCCGTCAACGCTACAGGGCTTCCTACAAAGTATACATTATCTCTTGCGGGTACATGCATTTCTGGAAAAGAGAAAGAAATAACTTTTACGGTTCCCAATGCTCATACGCCTTTTCGGCGATACACATTGAGTGATCCGGATGTT